AACTAACCAATTCCATTCTAAAGGTAGTTCACCAATCATATTATCATTTTCTAACCATTTAAATTGGTGTAGTTGTAATCCTGTTGCACTATTAACATAATCAGGTGTTAATGCTGTACACTTATCACAATTCATTAACATAAAACTTGACCAATTTTTCTTTTCATATTTTGTTTGTACTTGCCCTAAAAATTTGTTTTGATTTCTAGGTATATAATCGTGTTTACACACTTGTATAGCATATTTTTCATCCCTTAATCTCCACAGTTCAGCAACATCTGTAAACATTAACTGGTCGCAATCCATAAACAATGCCCAACCCTTATAATTCATAAGGTGTGGTACTATAAATCTACTAAAACTAAATTCAGTTGATTCTATCTTACTTCGTTCTCTTGTAAAATTATCTTTTATATTTTTTAAATATACTGGTGTAATAGCTACAGGTCTGGTACTATGTTTTAATATACTATATGCAAGTACATTAAAGGCAACCTTCTCCTCACTATCATAACCAATAAAAATATTAATCATTACAATGGCATTCTTATGTTTTTACGCAATGCTCTTACTAGTTCACCAATCTTTTCAATAATCGCTATCATATTCTTATCCGTGATATGATGTTGTTCTGCCTTTAACTTATCATATTCTTCTAAAGGTATTGTAACCGTTCTTTGTAGTGAAGATTCGTTTTCATAACTAGCTGCTTCTGCTCTTGCTTGTTCGTCATTTTGGTTCATCTGTGTTTTCTCCATTCTGGACTATGTTGTTGTTTTTTTCTTTTACCTTTTCTATGGTCTATATATGGGTTTATAAATTTATCTCTTGCNATAATGTGTCCCATTTGTCCGTCACCTAGTGTTCGTTCACTATATTCAGGATCATCTTTAAACTTTTGCCTAGTACTGTCCAATGTATGGCAATCTGTCCAAAAATTCTTTCCACTTCTTTGTATATTATATACTGTATCTTTAACATAAAAATCTTTATAGTCTTTAAAAAATTGTTCTGATATCTTTCGTGTATTATTAAATGCTAAAAAACCTGCTTCTGTATATTGTTTAGGTCTATTATAAAACGATAAAAATATATTATCTGGTAAACAATCATCAAACCATTTGTCAGGTATCTGTTTCGTAAAAACACAATCACTATCTACATAATATATTTTATCTCCAAAATTTCTTACTGCTGATTGAGCAAATACTTTATAATTAAATCTTATTGCGTCTTCAAAAAAATTATTTACTTTTCTATGTTTATTTCTTTCTATAAATTTTTTACACTCTGGTTCAAATTCAAACAAATTATGATAATGTACATTGTTTATTTGAGGATAACTCTTTGGGTCATCTTCAACAAAAACATACATAGGCAATGTTTGTTGTGTTGCCAAATATGATGTAATCAATTGATTAGCATACTGGTCATATAATTTTTTATTATAAGTTGTAACAAAAATCTTTTTCATCTATTTTAACACATTAATATTTAATACTATTCTTCTTGGTATATCTGATTGCGTAACNCCATAATGCAAAGCATTATCAAATATAACTATTGAATTAGCAACCGATGGTACTTTTTCTTCCGAACCATCTTCCTTTTCAATACAAGTATATCCATTACAAGTATGAAAATTAAATACAGAAGTTATAATATTTGGATCTACCATTCTGTTTATACTAATATCAAAATGTTTTCCGTGATTCACTTGTTTACCTTGATTAGGATATAAATTTAATTTTAATTTAACTAAAGTTTTTGATTTTTCTGGTAAGTGTTCATCTTGAAAGTCTTTAAATATTCCAAACAAAGGTAACAACTCTTTATCAAATATTTCTCCTTTACCTTCAAATGGATAAACATATAGTACTTTATTAAACATAAAGTTACCATCTCCTGGTATAGTTTCATTATGCCATTTCCAATCAAATTGTTCGCTCTCAACAATATTTAATATATTATTAAAAATAGGTTTAGGCAAAAAGTTTTCTATTACTTTAATCATATCTTTTCACATCAGCACTCATCATATCTTTAACTAAACTATCTATGGTATGCTTAGGTTTCCATCCTAATTTTGTTTTTGCTTTTGTATTGTTGCCTACTAATAAATCTACATCTGTAGGTCTAAAAAATTTGGGATTTGTTTTAATAATAAAATCTCTACTATGTTCGTCTATTATTTCGTGACCATTTACCTGATATTTTATCTTTAAATAATCTAAACATTTAAGTATAAATTCTTTAACCTGATATGTCTTACCAGTAGCAATAACATAATCTTCAGCTTTATCTTGTTGCAACATCAACCACATTGCTTCAACATAATCTTCAGCGTGTCCCCAATCTCTAAAACTTTCTAAATTACCTAATTCTAAAACTTTACCTGTCCGTGACCATTCTACTAATCCTTTTGTAATCTTTCTAGTTACAAATTCTTCACCTCTCATAGGACTTTCGTGGTTAAATAATATACCTGAACAAGCAAATAAATTGTATGCCTCTCTATAATTAACAACCATATAATGTGAATATGCTTTTGCAACACCATAAGGACTTCTAGGATAAAATCTAGTAGTTTCTTTTTGTGGTGTTTCAGTAACCTTACCAAACATTTCACTAGTAGAAGCTTGATAAAATTTAATTTTAGGATTTACATCTTTAATCGCTTCTAATATATTTAAAACTCCTATTGCGTTTGTAAGTGTAGTAACTTGTGGTTGTTCAAATGACAATGCTACAAATGATTGAGCAGCCAAATTATAAAATTCATCTGGTTGAGTTTTAACTAATAATTTTGATATATTATAAGGTTCAGTTAAATCTATATCAACTAATTCAATATCATTTCTAATACCTAATTCATCTAATCGCCAATATCTTTTGCCTGTATTTCGTCTTTGAGCACCATATACTTTATACCCTTTCTCTAATAATAATTTAGCAAGATATCCACCATCTTGACCTGTGATACCTGTAATCAATGCTGACTTCATTGTATCAATTCCTTTATATAATAAAAAATCATATCTGAATCAAATTCTTGGAGAGTAAATTCTGTATAAGATACCATTTTATACCATTCTAAAACTTCTTTAGGTTCAGCATAATATAAATCTTCTATCTTATCAATGTCAGTATTTTCTAATTTAACTCCTTCTTTATCGTATGAAATTATACCAGCACCAAAATTATATTTTGAAGTAATACAAGGTATTCCTAAATTAATAAGTTGAAAAATACTTGTACTTTCTCCTAACACCCCACAATAAACATCATCTATAATAGTATTTAAAGTTACATCTCTATCCACAACTTCAACATCTTCCACTAAATCTTCAATTACAATTTTACTATGTGGATGTGCTTTAACTAAAATTTTTCTTGTAGTTGCTTTTCTAACTTTTTCAACAGTAGTTTTAATAAATTCAGGTACAGGCATAGAAGATGTTGGGTCGTGTTCTAAACCAGGCACAATTAAAACTGCACCATCTTTATTATTTTTCCAGCTATGATTATATATATTATCTAGGGTTACGTCTGGATTATATCTGTTTGTCAACATAATCATATTATTTAATCTTTGGAAATTATCTGGTTTACACCATTTAGTTTTTCCATATGTCCAGTTATTTAATCCCATACGGTAATATCTTGGACCTGTTTTTTTATACCAAGTGTCTATGTAATTACATTTAATTCTACTTAATGTTGCACTTTCAGTAACTATTAATGGTTTTCTATATTTTTTTGATAGACGACTAGCTTGGAGATTAACATATTCCATCCAGGCAAATCTATTAAAATCTATAACTTTTCCATCTTTATCTTTTTCAATATCAACTGTTTTATATTTTTGTCTTTTAGGACTTGTACTGCCCCAAGTTCCATCAACCAAAAAAGCATCACAATTTATAATTCTTACAACATCTTCTTCAGATAAAAGTTTACTTACTGGTCTTTTAAAAATTCTATAAAGTGATATATTATGTCCCTTACCCCATTGTTTTATTGCGTGTTCAATGGCAGATATCGCATTGGACGTTCCTAAACTAACTATTTTTTTTAACATTTTCATTCTCTATTTTATAAAAAGTATATTTTAAAGTTAATTCTTCCCACACTTTTACATTTCGTAAGGTGTAAAGATAATACTTGTCTCCTTGTTTTTGTTTTACACAATTTGGGTTATCACTATGATTAACAAACCCACCTAATGGTGTTCTTATAATTTCTCCATCAACAAGTACGTGACATAAACCTAACTTTACATCTTTCTCAATAAACTTTGTTGTAAATAATCCTTGACCTTCTATAGAAGATTTTTTAATTATTAAATAATCTGGTATTGGTTTATACATTTGGGTATGAGTCCTTTGACATAAATGTTTGTTTAACAATAGCCTTTTGTTCTTCTATATTCTCTACATAATATCCTTCAATATGAGTATACCCATAACGTTTTGCCCAATAAACTCTTTTATTACCTGTATGTACTGCAAGTCCAGGTATACAGTTGCCATCTTTATCTTTCGGCCATCTTTCTTCTTTTAACCAATAATGTTCTAGGTCAGTATAGATAATTGGATATATCATACCTGCACCTTCAATACTTTCTTTAAAATTTTCATATCTTTTTTTCATCCAATTAAGATTAACAGTTAACATCAAATCATTTACACTTGCTATTTTTACTTCAGGTGCAATATGATTTAAAGGTGAATGCTGGCACGTAACGTGTTTTTTTGCTCGTAAAATTTTCATATTATATATCATATGTGTATCTCATCAAGTTCTAATTCAATACCTTGTAATTCATCTGGCTTACCTTTTGGATATGTTGGATAAAGTCTAAACTCTTCACCAGTATCATCATTTTTACATCCTGCAACTAACCAATCCCATTTGAAATCTCCATCTATAACAAACTCGTTCATCACTTCATATCTTCTATCAGGTTTTTGTTTAAGTAATTCTTCCTTACACGCTTCCATAGTTGGATAATACCCTTGCATTTGAAACGTTTGTTGCGTTGCAACTGGATCCATACCAATAAGATATGCTAATATTAAAATTTTAAATGGTCCCATAATTTGCCTTTGCTATATACCAGCTATCAACTATATCTGATACTGGATTGCCTGCCTTTTCTGTATTAAATAACTTCTTTAAATTTGTTTTTGTATCTTTACAAAATTGTTCATACATCATTTCTTTATCTGCATTACCCTTACCTGTAGCTAATTTCTTAACAACACTTGGTACAATAACACTATACTCCCATTTTTGTTCTAATAATCTATATTTAAGTATACCACAATTTTCTGCTATTTGAAATAATGCTCTACCTTTAGAACCATATGAATAGTTTTCAATTGCTATTGATGGTCCAATGCCAACAGTATGGTCTCCTGGATGATATAAACGTAAAACTTTTAAAACCCAATCAGAAATTTGAGTAAATCTTTGGATAGGGTCTGTATATGGTTGATGTTCAGAACCATTTATATTACCAAATATGCCTAAATGTTTCTTCTTATTAGTAAGAAAATAAAAACGACTATGCTCAAATATAAAGTCATCTGTTACACATATTGCAGGACTTGTCATACTATAATCAATCCCAACTTGGTTCATCTTCATTTTCATTTACCTCTTCTTTAATATCATCATCTTCATCTTCTTCTTCATCTAATTCATAACTACAAAATGGACACACCCTTACCTTTTGGTCGGTTGTGTCTTCATCAAATATAATAGAAAACTTTGTATTACAATTACTACAATTCCTTTTATATTTTTTTATTGCTTCTTCCAAATCCATAATAATATATTCACTTATAATTTAAATTTTTTAAACTGATCCTTCTGTACATCTTGTTTAATCCCACCTATAACATAACTTTCAATTTCTGTTTCTTGTGGTGCATTTTGTAATGACCTACTATTTAACCAATGGTCTACCCAAGGCAATGGATTTGTCTTTTGGTCATATTGTGGGTCTAATCCAATTGCTTTCATTCTACGATTTGCCATATACTCTATATATTGGTGTAATAATTTTTCTGATAAACCTATCATAGAACCTTTTGAAAACAAATAAGTTGCCCAACGTTTCTCTTGTCCTACTCCGTGTTCATACATTTTATAAACTTCTTTTTCTGTATCTCTCATCACTTTGTTCATAGTTTTATCGTGTTCTAATTCACGATAGTTGTTAAGTATTCTTTGTGTTATTAACAAATGTAAACTTTCATCCCTTGCAATTAATGAAAGTATTTTAGCAGAACCTTCTAACATTTTTAATTCACCAAAAGCAAATGAACAAGCAAAAGAAACATAAAATCTTAAACCTTCTAATATATTAACTGTCATTAACGTTAAATATAATTTCTTTTTTAACTCATACATATCAACACTATCAGATTTTAATATCCATTTATATCCTAAATGCATTAAATCATCATACGTTTGTGTAATACTATTTGCCCTACTTTCAATCTTTTCATCTGTAATAATAGTATCAAAAACTTCACTAGGGTTAGAATATAAATTTTTAATAATATATGTATAAGAGCGACTATGAATACTTTCCATAAAGTCCCAAGCAATTATACAACTTTCTAATTCAGGTATAGATACAAATGGTAAAAATGCCAAACAAGGACCTCGTCCTTGCACACTATCCATCATTGTTTGATATTTTAAATTAGATGTAAATATAAATTTACCTTGTTCAGATAAAACTTTATAATCTGCCATATCTTTTTGCAAAGATATTTCTTCAGGTCTCCAAAAATAACCTAATTGTCTTTGACAAAGTTTATCAAAGATAGGATATTTCATATCATCATATCTTTGTACCTGTAAACTCTTACCAAAAAACATAGGTTGTTTTGTAAAGTCTAAATTCTTTTCTGTATTAAATACACTTCTAATCATTTATCGGTTCTAATTCTTTCTGTAATCTTTCTGATTCTGTTAACTCATAATGGTGTTCATCACTATCACCTGCTGTCCATTTACCTCTACCATCTACACTATACTCTCTAGTAGATACTTTATAATCTGGTACTTTTACTTTACTAGGGGTTAATGATTTATCATAAAACAAAACTCTATTATTAGGTTGGGCAGCAAAATGTCCATTATCTAATTTTATTATATTAAAAGATTTATGTTGACTTGGAGTTTCACTATAACCTATATTAACCTCTTTGTTAGTTGAATTACAACTATCTATACTAAACATATAATTACCTTCATATGGTTTCTTATCTGGTGATAGATACATACATCTATTACCACTTATCACTTGTTTTTCAATAACTGATATATCATAACTAAAACAATCCCATAACTGTAAATCAGCTAACTTTAAATCTTCTTTTGTTTCTTTCCACACAAATGCCGATATAGGAAGTTTATCATATAATGCACCTGTTTCATAAAGATATGTTTCAAAATATAATGCTCTTCCTTGAATACTTTTAACCGTACACCAAATACCTGGGACAAACTCACCGTGTCCTTTTTCTAAATCATATAAGTATTGTTTCTTAACTAATACTTCCGTATGTGGTACATTTGCACATAAAAATGCCATAAAGTTCCTTTAAATTACGCAGGTGTCACAATCTTCTTCTTGTTCTTTTGTTTCCTCTACGTTGTCCTTCCAACCAACTGGATGTACAGGTTCATCAAAATCTTTCTTACTATCATATGTATTCTGATAATAACTTGTCTTCCAACCTAACTTATAAGTATTTAACAAATCCTGTGCCATAATAGATAACGGCACTTGTCCTTCATCATAATGTTCAGGATTATATGACCAATTTCCACTTATCGCCTGGTCAAAATACTTTTGCATTACTGCTACTATGTTTATATATCCTTCATTTGATTTCATATCCCATAATAATGTATAATTATTTTTCAACCTTTTGTAATCAGGTACAACTTGCTTTAGAGTTCCCTTTTTACTTTTCTTTACTGAAAGATAATCTCTAGGTGGTTCTATGCCATTTGTAGCATTACAAACCACGCTAGAGCTTTCAGAAGGCATTTGAGCTGTGAGTGTGCTATGTCGTAACCCAAACTCCTTAATATCTTTCCTCAATTGTTCCCATTTATAAGATAATTTCCGAGATACAATCTCATCAACTTCTTTTTTATAAGTGTCTATTGGTAAGATACCGTCTGAATACTTTGTTTTTTTAAAGTCTTTACATTGACCTTTTTCTTTTGCTAATTGATTACTTGCTCTTAATAGATAATATTGGAATGCTTCTGATAACTTATCTACTTCTTTCCAAGCAGTTTTCATTTCATAACTTAATCCTAATGTTGCTAGATAATGAGCAAGACCAATATATCCAACTCCTAAACTTCGTCTATTTTTTGTAGAAATTTCTGCTGCCTTAACTGGATATTTTTGATGGTCTATAACTTCATCTAATGACCTTACTATTAAATCACATAATGGTTCTAATTCATCTAAATCTTTTATAAGTCCTACATTAACTGCTGATAAAATACATAATGCAATTTCACCTTCTCCATCTATATGACTTATAGGTTCTGTTGGTAATGTTATTTCTTGACATAAGTTTGACATTGTTATTCTATCTTTGAAGGAAGAGTGAGTATTGCAATGGTCTATATTCATAATGTAAATACGACCTGTTTCTGCTCTTTCTTTCAATATTGACATAAACAAACTTTGTGCTTTAACTTTCTGTTTCCATATTGATAATTTTCTTTCTGCTACTTCATACAACTCATCAAATTCTGGCGTACCCCACGCTTCATATAATTCTGGTACTTCGTGTGGTGAAAATAATGTTATATCTCCATCATTAATAAATCTTTCATAAAATAGTTTTGATAACTGAATTGAATAATCTAATTTTCTAACTCTATTATCTTCACTACCTTTATTGTTTTTAAGTACAAGTATATCTTCTATTTCTTTATGCCAAATTGGAAAGTGAACAGTTGCTGAACCACCACGTACACCATTTTGTGTACAACATTTAACAGTTGCTTCAAACTTTTTAAGAAAAGGAATAACACCTGTGTGTTGTACTTCCCCACCTCTTATTTTAGAATTAATTCCTCTAATACGTCCTGCATTAATACCAATACCTGCCCTTTGAGCAACATATTTACCAATTGCCATATCACTAGAAAAAATTGAAGATAATGTATCTGCAACATCAACTAGTACACAACTAGCATACTGTTTAATAGGAGTTCTTACACCTGCCATAACTGGTGTTGGAATATTAATTTTAAATTTTGAAATTGCGTCATAATATCTTTTCACATAACTCATCCTTTTATTCTTTGGGTAATCTGAAAAGATAGTAGCGGCAATCATCATATACATAAATTGTGGAGTTTCAAAAATATCACCTGTGCTTCTATCTTGTACAAGATACTTGTCAATGACTTGTCTTAACCCTGCATATGTAAAAGTATAATCTCTTTCGTGAGTTAACCAATTTTCCATTCTATCAAAATCATTTTTGTTATACCATTTTAAAATATCAGGATCATATACTCCTTTTTTTACACTATCATTAACGTGAGTGTAAATGTGTGGGTGATCCCATAATTTGTGAAATAATTGTTTTCTTAAACTATAGAGTAATAGTCTAGCGGCAACATATTGATAATTTGGGTTGTCTAGTGAAATTAAATCATTTGCCGACTTGATTAAAATTTGTTGAATTTCATTTGTGGTAATTCCATCATAAAATTGTAGACCACTATTCATTTCAACCTGTGATGAAGACACGCCTGTAATGTCTTCGGTTGCATACTCTACCATTTCGTGAATCTTCTCAATGTTAAGGGCTTCCTTACCCCTACCATTTCGTTTCACGACACTTATGTTTTCATTTACCATTTAACCCCTAAACTTTTTTATAATAACTTAATTTTTCTAATGCTTCTAATTTTCTAAAAGTATTTTTATCTATAATATTTTTTATTTCAGCCACACTTATTCCAGACACAATCATTTCATTTACATCTTTCAATTGAATATGATTTGGCCAAATAACTACATTGTAATCATTTTCAATCACAGCGTACATACGTTTTATGATTTCTTTATTACGAGGTTCATTGTCAAATATATATGTAACCTGGTCATTAGGCATTCTCAATGTTAAGTCTGCTCCGCCTGCTGCCAAACAATTATCTAAAAACAAACTGTCAAGTGGACCTTCTACAATGTAAACGTGTTTTTGGAAATTTACACGTTCAAGTCCATAAACTTTTTGTTTTGTTTCATCAAGTTTAATAGTAATATATTTGGGTTGTTCTTTTCCAAATGCTCTGCCTTGGAAAGCAAACAACTCACCAGTTACATCAAAGAAAGGAATAATCAATCTAGGGTGTTCATACTTCTCTTTAAATATACCTGGTTTCACCTTATTAGCAAAATTATGAAATTTGTTAACAAGATATAATTTCTCATAATATTCGGTAGGGATCAATCTCTTTTTAATATAATCCTTTACAGGATGGTCGTCTTTCAAATTACTTATTTTAATACAGTTATCAAGTAAATTTGTTTCTTTAAATTTTGTTGGTTTAAAGTCAAATTTTGGCTGGGGCGTGGAAGGTGCCGATCCTTTATAACGTTCTAATAAGTATTCTCCATATTTCTTGGGATCCAAGAATTTTATAAAATTTGATAAATTTTGTCCTTGACCACAATTGTGGCATTTGAAGAACATATCATTTTTTACTCTATAGAGATATGCTCTTGCTTTTGTTTTACTCTTCTGTGAGTCTCCACAATGTGGACACCTAAAGTTAAAAAGATAATCATTCTTCTTTTTAAACTGATCCAATCTTGACGAGATTTCATTAATATACTTTAAATCTATATAACTTGACATAACACTATCTCATAATATACTACAAATCACTTAAAAAGTCAAGAGTGATTTGAAAAAGTTGGAGCATAAAAAATTGGCTCCGCACTTTTCCCCACTAAAAGAGGATAAAAAAACTCTACTTTAGCAGTTGCACTATTTCTTGAAAATTCGTAGATAGTATCCATCCAATAGCTACTATCACACCAATTATAATCCAACGGTGTTTTTCTAATACACCTACTCGTTGACCTATATCTAATCTGATATTCTTAATCTCTATTAACAATCTTTTTTCAATTGATTGTATCTCTCTGGACAATTCTAAGCGAATATCATCTATTTTATCTGCTCGTTCTTTAAGTTTATCAAATATAATTTCATCAACTTGTTCTTGCCTACTTATCTTTTCAGCGTGAACCGCCAACATTGATTTGATTGATGTGGATACGTCTGTTAAACGTTCAATAGCAACGTTTAATCTATTTGCTATACCTATTGTTGACTCAACATCTTTTTTGAGTTTTGCTATGTCTATTTTTGTTTTGATTCCGTTTTCGTCTGGCATTAAAATTCTCTATCTATCCATTTATATATTGAGTAACACATCCAACCTAAAAGAAATGCTATTAAAAGTAAATTAATCATTGCCATTATATCTCCATTGACTTGGCAACCACCATTCAATATACCAATGTCTAAATTGTGCTGGGTGTCTTCCTATGATAAAAATATGCCAAAAACCTTTTGTTAATTCTATTAATGCTATGATTTTTTGACGCATATCTTAACTTAATCCGTTTGAATAATTGTTATGTTTTGTTGACTTGAACTACTGCCAACATCAAGGTGTTGAGCTTCTGAATCTTGAACTATTTGAACGTCTGCCTCATCAGCAGTTTCAATTTTTAGATATGCTCTATGATTATCATTATATCTATTTATGATTGAGTAGCCGCTAACGGATGTGTCAATGTCAGCGTCATACGTATTGCTACCTGTTGTATATCTTCCTGTTTGTGTTGAACTTCCTGTAAGCTCCGAGGTTGTAGTTTGAGTAATCTCTCCTGTAGTATAGTTAATAACTTCACCACTAGTTGTTACTGTTGTTTCTGATCCACTATTATCAACCCATTCTGTACCACAAGATGAAGCCGCCTTATTCCAATAGTAACCCCAATTAACACAATCATCTTCGTTATCAATTTCTGCTAACCATAGTTCTAATTCTGCGTCTATATCATAGTCATCTTCGTAAGCATATTCATCTTCCCAACTATCTTCTGTTTCTTCTTCATACTCACCATAGTACCACCAGTTATATTGATTGTCAAAATAATTATTCCAATCTTCTTGTTGCCAATCGGCAACATACTTATCTTTTAAACTTGGTATAGTCCAAGGTTTAGGTTGACCATCACACCATTCCCAATTTGGATATGTTCCACACCAACCATACCATTTTTCAAATAGTGCTTTAGCGTCTTTAGTCCAAGTTGTAAAGTCTTTATACAATGACCAGTCATCTTGGTACCAACCATTTAAATAATCTAAATATTCTTGGTTACACCAATCACTACTGTAACCATTGTAATTACAATAATTTTCTGTTGTTAAAGTAGGTGGTCCACCAGCCGCTATGTAATCTGCATTATTATAATAGTCATCTGATAAATCAAAATCTTCCCAAGTATATCCTACAGTTGTAGATGTTGCTTCTTCTTCAACTTCTGTAGATTTATCTTCAACTTCTGTATCATAAGAAGTTAATCCATAATCTTCTAATAGGTCATTATACTCTTCCATATAAGCGTCCCAATTAACTTCATCCCAATCAATAGAATCCCAATTGACACTATCCCAAGTACAATCTGAACAACCAATGGCGTCAAAATATGCTTGATCCATTTCAGCATACATTTGTTTAGCGTCATCCCAATCCATAGTTTGTTC